TATAACACCCTTCCAGTTGGGCGTACCTAGTATCTCCTGACCCATGTAGTCCAGGCTATGTACACCTTTACGCTCGTCCATTGCATACGAAGCCAGCATGGTATCGTAGTACAGGTTAGTGTTCGCTATATCCATGACGTGTAACACTTGCAGGTCGAACTTACCATTCTGGCATATCACGTCTTTGCTGTTGAGCAGCTTATCTAGTGAGTTACGTACTTGGTTATCCTGACAGGCTTCCTCGTTTATAACCGCTACCTTGCCAGGTGCGTATGCTATACCGGCACAGCGTAAACGGGTAGGGTGACTGAAAGCTGTCTCCTTGTTGACGCCTGTCTCTAGGTCTAGGACTATTGGGTTGTATCGACTCTCAAGTAGTTGCTGAATAGCGGTTGACGCCTGCCTGACTCCGAATACCCGGTACTTTGGCGGTTCCCAAGATATCTGTACTCGTGTGTTGACCTTCTTAACATCAGTGACAAGGTGTTCAAAGTGGTCTGTTTGCCTAAGACACGCAGCAGGATGGATGGTAGGTATGATGCGAGAGTTAGGGTATATGTCTGAGTGCTTCGCTGGACCCACTCTGTCTCGTGTGATTTTCGTTCTACGTCCAAGTATAGCTGATGCAGCCGTGTTGCCAAGAGCGAGTATCGTTTCTGCTTCTCCAATTTCACTTTTAAGCCTCTCGTGACAGCACTCTATTGCTTCCGCTGACGGGTCCGCATTACCTGGTGGTCTACATGCAACTACGTTGGTAAGTAGAGCTTGCTCACGCTCAATCCCGGCGTGCGCTAGAACGGTGTCGAGCAAGCGGCCAGACACGCCCACGAACGGCTTGCCCTTGCGTGCTTCATCGCGGCCTGGTGCCTCACCTACCACTGCTAGCTCGGCTCCCTGTGGTCCATCTGAGGGCACGTAGCGGCCTGTTTTGTTGAGGGGACACTGTTCGCACTTAGCTAACGGATGCTTGCGTTCGGCCGTCATTTTATGTTCACCTTGGGAGGTATTAGCTCGTAGTCTATCTCCTGCCAATCACCGTTCTCGTATATGTATGCAGCTTTTACATACTTAACTTTGTCTGACTCAGCTTTATCAGCAGACCTTAACCTACCCCATACTCTACTTAGCTTATTGCTACGGTTCGTAGTCTTTCTCAGCTCACTTACCAGTAACATATGCATGAGGTTGTACTCGAAAGTATCCCATCCTTCGTAGTAGTAAGTTCTAGTATAACTAGAACTATGGGAGCCTTCCAAAGTTACTATCTTGAACAAGTCAACCATCACTTTACCTCCAGTGGGTACAGTTTCTCTGTGCGGTTCTCTTTCCTACGCTCTATGACGCCGCGCTGTTGTAGTGTTGAGAGTATCGCCTCAGTCTCTCGGGAGCTAAGACGATAGTGTCGCATGATATCAGAGCGCATCACACCGGGATTAGTGTGTATGGTTGAAACTATCTGCTGCATCTTACGCTCATCTGCCGATATACCTATGTTGTCCAGCATGAATATAGTGTGCGATTGCCACTGCTCTACGTAGAAGAATGCTTTGACAATATCTTGTACTGTGACTACTACACTTTCATCTAGGTTACGGCTAGCAGCTATGAGAACTGCACACTTAAGACCGCTTTTGCACAGGCGGTCCATAGTAGGCGTCATAAGCGACGGCTGATGGTGTTTAAGGGCGTGCTGTACCATACTCATTTCAATCTGATTGTACCTAAACCACGCATCATCGGTTAGCTCAGCGTTCCACGTCTTAGGTAGCGAGAGAGAAGTACCATCTTCGGAGCTAGAGGGCTTACTCTTGCGCCAGTAGTGGTCGTGCAGACCCTGTAGGTACTCTAACAGCTTATCGCGCTCGTCTTGAGTCTTACTAGTTGGCGGTCCTATAGGCTTCAACTTAGTAACGTCGGCGTCAGCGGTTATAATTATGAAGCGAGGTATGAAGCCTGATATTACATGCTCTTGATTAAGTAGTTCCATCATACGAGTCTTGATACCGCCGGCAAATAGTATAAGTATAGGGTCGCGTACCTCTATAGTTTCCTTACGCAGTATGCGTCGAAGGAACTTACCGTCGTATAGCTTAGTTAGAGTCTCCAACATGCCAGCATAGTATTCACGCTTGCTCATTGACTCTACAAGCCCAGTGAACTCATCACGCAGGAATATAGACGGACGGTTCGGTCGAGTAGATATAGCCGTCATAAGACCTTCTATTGACCCGTCTGTAGCTAAGATAGCGTCCGGGTCTATACTAGTTAGCATACCTATAGCTATATCCATAGCAGTGGTCTTACGGGTAAGGGTGGTGTCGGCGAGTATCATAAACCATAGGTTAGGTACGAGCGTACCGAACGATGTAGGTAGTTTTACCGCTCCTGATAGGAGTGACGATAGTATGATGAACGCTCCGGCTTGGTGATACTGCCATGCTGCGTCACCTAGAGTCTTAGCCCAATCTATATACCACTCTACGAACGTATCGTCCTTTTGAGCGGCTTCACGTTCCTCGTCCGACAATATAGTTAGTGATTGATGCTCACGTACGCTAACAGGTACCGGACCCTGACGATTATCTACATACTTGCTAGCTTTGACAACCTCAGCCCATAGGTACTTTTCTGGCCTGTCGTCCCGAGCGTACTTGTTACACTTGGCTTCCCTAGCTACTACGAATGTCTCTTCGGAACTAAGGCCGCACTCTAACAGGATAACCTCTAGTTCCCACAGGGCGCGGGACCAGTCTTGTGTTGGAGTTGTACTGAATAGTTGAAAGGCTCTAGGATTGAGGTATGACTTGTATTCCTCTAGGATATCCTCAGCAGACTTATCGGGAAGAGTGAGTTCACTTAGTTCTACTGAGACTTCATCTTCATCGGTTACGGGATAACTGTCGAAGTCCTCTGGCACGTATTCTAGTGCTTCGGCATCCTCGACACTAATAGATTGAGGTGGATTGTACTTGTGATTGTACGTCTTGGGTACACGTAGAAGCTGTGTTAGGTCCCAACCTGTTTGGTCCATACCTTCGTCCTTATGGAAACGCGCTATGCGCTTACATATGGACTCAGCCATTTCAGGGGGAATGGGAGGACGCATACGCCATAGAGCTTGAGTGTTCTCTACTGACGTGCGTACGATTACAGACGGCTTAACGAGTAAACTGTCTGTCGGACACTCGTCTACATCTGCCCACAGGGATGGAGCTTCTGATACGTTCTCTTTCTTACGTGGCCCAGGTGCAGCGAATAGGTGAGGACAATAATATATGTCCTTACGAGTTTTCTCTCTACTTATCAGCTTGTCTATCTTATCTAGGTCAGTGGGATACTCGAACCACTCTTCGTTAAACTCTTTAGCAGCGTTTTTGGGTCTAAATATAGTGGCTATACATAGGTATCCCTCACTATCGCCAAACAGAAAGCGAAAGAACTTCTCTGACATTCACCTACCCCGTCCTTTAGTTATTGTGTGGGGCGCCTAATAGGTCGTTTAAGCCTTAGCCTACTCTCACGGGGTTAAGAGTTAAGCTAGGCCCCCAACACTTATTACTTAGGGAAGTAGCTCGCTACCTTCCCCTTCGTAATCGGACTCTGGGGCATAGCGACGTACCTCGTTGTACTCAGGGTTCTTCTTCTGCTGACGGACTGTGAGTACGGCACGGATACCTACGAGGTCGTCTATGTCAACCTCAATGTCTCCGTCCTTAAGCTCTTCCTCAGTCCACCGCTCAGAAGCGCGCATTATGTGGTACAGGCTGTAGGGGATGTAGTTGCTAGACGGGTCGTGCCCTTGTGGACGCGACTCTCCTGCCTCGTCAGCCTTAGCACACTCCATGCATGGGAGCATCGAGTTGTCAAATACCTTCTGACCCTCTTGCTCACCCTCTTGTACGGTCCACTCGAAGCGCCAGTAGTTGTTGAACGGGTGCTTAGCGTCATCACCTGTCTGCTCAACAGTAACGTCGGTAAGCTCTGCCAGGTACTTACCGGGAGGTACTGGCTCGAAGTCCTCCATATCTGCGAAATTAACTGTGAGACTCATTCACTGCCCTCCTGCTGTTGTTCACTGATTAACTCGTATATAGTTTCCATTGATGGTTCTTCTAGTACGCGGGGAAGCCTATTGCTACGGTCCTTCGCGGTCACTGTATCCGTAGCTCCGGTAAGTAGGAGTCTCTGTAGCTCGTCGTTGCGTACCTTGATGTACATGTACGCTACTATATCCACAAACCCAGGTACCTCACCAGACAGCTTACCGGCTAGGTTAACTCTAGTTATAGTCCTTCCTCTGTTGTCCCTATCTGTTGCGTCAAGTGCTGTGAATATCACATTCATCGGCAGGTCACGGAAGCTACGTACTAGTCTACGTATCTGCTCGATGTTCTTACCCCATTCACGCATACCCGGTACGTCCGGGTCACGGTCTGGGTCCTCTTTTATCAGCTTTGACATAATCTGGTTCATGCTAAACTTTTGTATCTCGGTAAGAGAGTCTAGTACAACTGTGTTGTATCCGCCCTCCCCCTTACGTAGAGAGTCGAAGATGTTGACCATATCACTCCACGATTGAACGCGGGCTACATCGACTAATGGGTATAGCTGCCTCAGTGATAGCGTACCGCCCTCAACGTCAACGAACAACACTGGCCTCATGTCGTCTACCACTGACGCCGAGCCCGCCAACACCGTCTTACCTACACCCGGAGAGCCGTATACTAAGATGTTAAGCGTAGGCTCCATATCGGCTACGGTAGTGATGTTGACCCCGCCTATAGTTTGTTTATCCTCAACTAGCTCTTCGGCTACACTCACTCGCGCTCCTTATACATCATCTGGTCGTTAAGTATAAACTCAACGTCACCCTTCTCTTGAGCAATCAAACACGGTGTCTTGAACGGACAACGGTTACACTCCAAGAAATGTGGGTTAGGATAGATAGCAGGCTCGCCTACCATTTCCATAGCTTCCATGAAGATAAGCTCACCCTGCCGGTTAAGCTCAGTCTTAGAGCGATGAAGCTGTAACCGTCGTACGTACTCGTTAGGGTTCTCACGCAGGTAGTCTAGGAATTCCTCGTACTCGTAGTGGTTGAGTCCTCTGCTCTCTAGCTCGTCTACGTATAACTCGTAGGTTGTGTTCTGGCTCTTGTCTTGAGACAGCTTACCACTCTTGAGTACCCTAGGCGCTTGCGGTACCGACTTGCGTAGCTGGTTGTAGATAACGCCGGCTACGTAATCCCCCGTAATCTGTTGAGCAGCCCAGGCATAAGACGCCACCTGTGGGTCAACGTCTAGGTGTGCTGTGCCAGAGTCTAGCCTAGACGTAGTCTTATGGTCCATAATCCACAGGGCGTCGTCCTCGTCACGCAGTAGCACGTCGATACGACCCTCATACATAACAGGAGTACCGAGGTACATGAGGTTGTCGTTGCGGTCTGAGGAAAACCCGTCTAGCCTGTTGAACAGAGAGCTTACGTGTAGACCAGCAGGTATCTTGATGGGTATTTGAAACTTGTACTCAACCTCAACAGGTGTGAAACGGTCGTGTATAGGTGCCCACTGCCCGTAGTACGATAGCATACCCTTGCCAAGCTCGGTAAGCTCGTCGAACTCTTCCTGTTGAACAGGGTCCATAGCATCGCGTTCGGCTTTGCGCTGCTCAGCCCTACTATCCAGAAACGACATAACCGCACGGTTAGTCTTAACCTCGTCAGGTTGGTTCCAGAAATCGGGGTCGTAGTAGGACTCTAGTCCTACATGAATGGCTATGCCGAACGAAAGGTTAGAGTCAGTGCGAATAGGCTCAAGGTTATGACGTATAGGACTCGTAAAGTCCCACTTCTGCCTACACTGTCGGAAGGTCTTACGGTCACTTGTACGTATTGAGTATGTCATATTGTGACGTCCTTATTGTGCTGCCCGGACCCACGCTACCAGGGCGAGGGTTGAATGTCAATACCTTTCTCAAAATTACCACTACAAATGCTTAGATTGCTTATACGTGCTAGAGTCAAGGTGGTCAGTGCTTACTATACGGTACCCTACCCTGACCATTCCCTCACATCGCTTACACTTGATGTGTGTCTTATCGGCACCGAACACGTACCAGTCGGTACCATGTACTATAGCATCACCGCTCTTTATAGTTACAGTGACAGCGCCACACTCACAGTTCCACGATGCCATCGTTCTCCGCTTTCGCCTTGATTGCCATTATAGCTCGTTTGACGTCTATGTCTGTACGTGCGTACCTATTCATAACCTTTAGCATAATTTCTAAATCTTCTACTCGTTTGCTCCTGTGGTTCCTAGCTTCCTCTTTCAAGTCCTTATGTACGTCCTCGGGTAACTCATAGGTTCTCCACCTACTACCACAGGTGCGGCACTCTCGCGTTCTACGCTTGGTACCGTCCTTGAACGTCTTGTAGTTGCCCTTTCCGCCTAGTATCCTGCTTAGGTTACCGCAGTCTGGACACCTTATAACGTCCCTTGTCATCGTTTAGCCACTCCTCCATACTATCCGTGTCGTACTTGTCAAGTAGAGTGTCCGTTATGCTCTTACTTGTTGACTTGACATAGTTACCAAGTGCCGTTGTGTAGAACAGTAATCTCATATCGGAGTCGAAATCGGGCTCCCTACAGTCGTTTATAATACGTAGGTAAGTACCTGATACCTCTATCAGTGTGTCTATAAGCTCACTCTTGTTCATTGTTCTCCTCCGCCTTAGCTACTCCGTATCCGTGCTTGTAGCCCTCTGTGAAACCAGCTATAGCACCTTCGTTATAACCTTCCTCATAAGCGGTACGCTCGGCAGTAGTGTCAATATGTTCCGGTACCTCCATCGTGTTGCCTCCTTTATGTAGGTTACTTACGTGGGCCTGGTTGGACTTGAACCAACGACCGACCGCTTATGAGGCGGTTGCTCTAACCAACTGAGCTACAGGCCCGTACGGTTATGGTAACAATCCCAGCTTTCTGCTACACGCGGGCCATGCGTGCCAGCCCTGTCGCTCTAGCAGTAGCTCTGCACGGTATATCTGTTCCCCTTTGCTGTGTTGATGCGGGTAA